TTAATGTTTCACGTGAAACGAAGTGTTAACAGATATTAATTTTATTCTTTAAGATTTCTTAACAGAAAAAATTTGGTGGTTTTGCAAAAATGCCGTATCTTTGCACCGTGTTTAAGAAATATAAGTTTAACATTTTAAATTAGGTAATTATGAACGAAAATTTTAATGAGACAGTTTTTAACTGTATTACAAGCGTAAACGCTTTGATGACTAGTAACGAGGTAGCCAAAGACGATAAGGCAGTTATTAAGTTGAACCGCTTTAAGAAATGGCTCAACGAGTTTGCAGCTGCAAACGGTATGAACGAAGTTAAGTAAGTTCACACCACAGGTAACATGAAGTTTAACGTTAAATAAGTTATAAAGTTATGCCAAAAGGTTTTAGTTTTGCTAGTACTTTTAATAAGACTAGTTTCGGTATTGATACAACCGATTTTCCATTTGTTAAGTTGACCGACATCTACAACAGCGAGAAAGACGGTGGCGGTGATGTAGTACACCCCATTAACGGTATGTACGTTCACAAATCACAGTTGGGCGATTCACCTGTAATTATTGACGCTGAAAACAAGCGTTTGGTGAACTTGCCACAGTTCACAGGGGACACGGTGCGAGAGATTCTTGCTAACAGTGACGCAGTAGATGCAATTAAAGCCAATAAAGTTGGTTATACTATTTACGAATATGAATCACACGCTAAAAAGTGCTACGGTATCACATTCGTGGATAAGTAGAAGTTGTTAGTGTAAAGGTTGGTTTCACAGGGGCGGGCGAATTAAATTTGTTCGTCCCTGTCTTTGTTTAATTTAAATCTTTCTTAAAATGGCTAAACAGAATCCTATAGGGTTTACAAATAAAACGTTTGCACTTACTAGCAAAGTGCAATTAGATAAGCAAATATTAACTGCTGTAGAATCACGTGGCTATTTGCGCAAAGAGATAGCACGTGTATTTCAACAGGCAAACAGGCGCATACAGAACGTGGAAAATTCGGGTATCGTTTCGCCTGCTGTTGTTGCCCTTAACAAAGGCAATATAACAGGTTTCACTAAATTCTCTATGCGTCACAGTTGGGAAGATTTAAAGATAGAGTACTCAAAAGCGGTTTCTTTTTTACGTCAGCCTACATCTACAGCCACAGGTACGAAAGAATATGCTGAACACTTGAAAAAAGCCTATGATTTGGACGATAAAAGTTTTTCCCTTATGCAAAATAAGTTAATGGGCAAAATTGCGAGTGTTTCAGATGAGCGTTTTTTGGAACAGTACTTAATGCAATATAAAGACTTTACAGGCGAACTAGAACAGGAATCAAAGGACGTTTCAGACCAAATCGAAGATGATGCGGTAAAGATTGAAAATGCCTTAGATGATGCCTTAGAGCAAATCGGCAATGACCCAAACGCAGAAGCATTTATAAATGATGTAGATTCCTATAATACAGATGAACCGTTAAAGCGTATATTAGACGAATTTAAAAAATTTGGCTTATAATGAAAAAGATTCCTTTTGCACTACATACAGAAACGTTCACCCCGAAAGACATACAAAAAGTTTTGGCTTTGGCTGTGAACGATAAGAATTTTACAGGAAACAATAAGGGCGAAAAGTTCTTAAACGTTCCTGTATCTTTCGATATAGAAACTACATCTTTTTATCGTGATGTGGACGGCGAAACATATACCTATGACCGTTACATAAAATTAGGTGGTAAGCAAACCAAAATGGAAAAATGTTCTTTAATGTACGTTTGGCAATTTGGAATAAACGGTTATTGTATTATCGGGCGCACGTGGGACGAATTTATAACTATGCTAGAAACAATATCAGACGTTTTAAACCTGTCTGAAAATAAACGCATTATTATATACGTTCACAATTTGGCTTATGAGTTCCAATTTTTCAGAGAGTTATTGCAATGGGCAAAGGTTTTTTCAATAGACCTTAGAAAACCTATTTACGGAATCACAGAAAACGGAATAGAGTTCAGATGTAGTTATTTGCTGTCGGGTTATTCACTTGCAAAGTTAGGCGAACAATTACACAAATATAAATGTGAAAAGTTGGTGGGTGATTTAGATTACAGCCTGTTACGTCACAGCAAAACACCGTTAACACAAAAAGAAATGGGGTATTGCTTGAACGATATTAAAGTAGTTATGTGCTATATACAGGAATTAATCGAACAATACAAAAACATTACCCATTTGCCGATAACAAAGACAGGCTTTGTGCGCAAATATTGCCGTTCTGTGTGTTTTAAGACAACAGACCCTGAAACAGGTAAAACGGTACAGAATTTTAAGTATTTGGATAAAATCCATAACTTAAATATAACAGGTATGGAAGAATTTGAAATGCTGCAAAGGGCTTTTTCGGGCGGTTTCACGCACGCAAATGCAAAATATACAGATGAGGTAATAGAAGACGTTGACAGTTACGATTTTACTAGTAGTTACCCCTATGTGATGGTAAGCGAGAAATTTCCTATGAGTACAGGTGTTTTCGTTCCTGTTAAGTCTATGAAACAATTTGAGTTTGTCACCTCAAAATATTGCTGTGTCTTTGACGTGGAATTTATAAACATCTTTGCAAAATCAGATAATGAGAATCCAATATCTGTTAGTAAGTGTTTCGTAAAAGAAAACGTTTCAGAAAATAACGGTCGTTTGGTTTGTGCTAGTAAAATCTGTATGACGATTACCGAAATAGATTACAGGGTGTTTTCTCAGTTCTATATGTGGGAATCTGTCAGAATCGGCAAAATGATTTGTTACCGCAAAGAATATTTGCCCACAGAGTTTATAAAATCCATTTTGCACCTGTATGAAATGAAAACGAAACTAAAAGGGGTTAAGGGAAAAGAAGTAGAGTATTTAAATAGCAAAGAAATGCTAAACAGCTGTTATGGTATGAGTGTAACAAACCCTTTGCGTGACGAAATTGTCTGTGATGGTGAAACGTGGGACGTTGAGCACTTGACAGGTGAAAAACGTTTGGAAATGCTGATTAAATACAATGACAGCAAAAACCGTTTTCTTTTCTATCCGTGGGGAATCTATGTAACAGCCTATGCACGTAGGAATCTGTTTACAGGGATAGCGGAATGCGGTGACGATTACATCTACAGTGATACAGACAGCGTTAAAATAAAAAACGGTGAAAATCATAAAGAGTATTTCAAAGCCTATAACGATTTAGCACAGCAGAAGTTACGTGCAGCCTGTAAGTTCCATAAAATACCGTTTGAAAAGGTTGAGCCTGTCACGATTAAGGGAATAGCAAAACCTTTGGGTGTTTGGGACTATGAGGGACAGTATAGACGTTTTAAAACTTTGGGTGCAAAACGCTATATGGTACAGGAAAAAGGAGCGTTAACGGTAAACGGAAAAGATTACGATTACAGTTTGACGGTATCGGGTGTTAACAAAAAATCTGCTATCCCCTATATGTTGGAAACATTTGGGGAAAACGGAATCTTTGACGCATTTACAAACTATCTAGATATACCACCATCTGCAACAGGTAAGAATATACACACCTATGTAGATTACGAACAAAGTGGAACTATTACCGATTATTTGGGGACGGTTTCAACTTATGACACAAAGACAGGGGTACATTTAGAGCCTACAGGGTACACTTTGAGTTTGTCAGTACTTTATATAAATTATTTAATGGGAATCAGATTAAAGAAAGAATAATATGAAACAGAAGAAAGAAAAGGTGGAAACACCGAAATTTTATTCTTTGTCTAGAATCTTAGCAAAGAACGCAGATTATAACGTTATCTTTGGTGAACGTTCAAACGGCAAAACTTATGCTACCTTATTGTACGGTATCAAAGAATATTTGCGCACAGGTAAACAAATGGCTTATATTCGTAGATGGCGAGAGGATTTAAGGGGCAAACGTGCCGAAAGTTTGTTTACGAATCACGTTTCAAACGGTGTTATCGAAGAACTCACAAACGGCAAATTTAACGAAGTATTTTACGTTTCGGGCAAATGGTTTCTTTCAAGCTATGACCCCGAAAATAAAAAACGTGTACCCGATAACGTGCCGTTCTGTTTCGGTTTCTGTCTGTCAGAACAGGAACACGAAAAAAGTAGTAGTTATCCGAATATAACTACTATAGTTTTCGATGAGTTTTTGACTAGACGTTATTATTTACCCGATGAGTTTATGCTGTATATGAACCTGTTAAGTACTATTATCAGACAGCGAAACGATGTTAAGGTTTTTATGTTGGGTAACACCGTGAACCAGTTTTGCCCATATTTTACAGAAATGGGACTGAAACAGGTGCGAGTGATGGAACAGGGAACAATAGATATTTATAAATTCGGTGAACACGGTGCAACCGTGGCTGTAGAATATTGTAGTACTATTGTTAAGCAAAAAGCGAGTAACAAATATTTCTGTTTCGATAATCAAAACTTGCAAATGATTACGGGCGGTAAATGGGAACTTGCTGTTTATCCGCATCTACCTGTGAAATATACCCCGAAAGATGTGCTTTTCGTTTTCTATATACAGTTTAACGAAATGACGCTACAGGGTAATATTATACAGGTGGAATCCTCAGACGGTGTTAATAACTTTATGTATATACATAACAAAACAACACCTATTAAGGATACGGAAAACAGTTTGATTTATTCGTTATCTATGAATGGAAAACCAAACTACAGGCGTAAATTGCTATCTACAGCTAGCTATGTAGAATCTCAGATAACGAAGTATTTCGCCACGGATAAGGTATTTTATCAGAATAACGAAATCGGTGAAATTGTGCGTAACTACTTAATGGCTAGTAGTAGAAGTAACATTATTACTTAATATCTGTTAAAACAGGGAAAAAAGTGTTTCACGTGAAACATTTTCCCTGTTTTTATTTGGTAGTTTCAGATATTTTGTTTATCTTTGCACCATTAAATAACAAAGTTAAAATTTGCTATATGGAAGTAAACGAAATCGTATCGTTAATTAGTAACGTTGGTTTTCCTGTAGCTGTCTGTATCGCTCTTTTCTTTTATATGGAAAAGCAAAACGAAAGACATCAGAACGAAACCGACAAGTTAAATGAAACAGTACAGAGTAACACGAAAGTGTTAACAGAACTTTGTACGTTAATTAAAACACTTGTAAAGTAATGAAAAAAGAGAATCTTTATAACTTGTATCAAACACAGGTAAAAGACAAAGATACAGCCTTAGACACGTTCTTTCAGCGAGTTCTTTGTATGACCTCAAAGATGTTTGAGTACACAGGTTTGCCCGATTCGATTCCACAGGTAGAACTTGAAAAGATTCTGCAAACTAGTGGAAACGTAGGAATCGCAAAAGTTAACGGTGAACTGTATGCACTACAGGGAAACAGGGGTGGCGAATGTGATGCGTATTACAGGGGAAAAGATTTTATTGTTGCAAATCCGTGGTTAAAGTTGGATAAAACATACAATATCGGAAAAGATATTGTTGTTATCAATAACACACCGTTTGCAGATTCAATTCTACCTGTTATCGGGAAATATGGTGTGCTTTATACAGACGCAGTTATTACTTTAAATATGACTAGCGTTTTAACTAGAATCACTATGCTTATATCTGCTAGTGATGATAAGACGAAACAGAGTGCAGAATCTTTCTTAAAAAAGATTTTAGACGGTGACTTCTCAGTTATCGGTGAAAATGCCTTTTTCAAAGGTGTTAATATGCAAACCCCACCGACACAGAGTAACCAACAGATAACACAGCTTATAGAACTGTTGCAGTACTACAAAGCTAGTCTGTTTAACGATTTGGGTTTGAACGCAAATTACAATATGAAACGTGAGCGTTTAAATACGCAAGAAGTTTCTATGAATATCGATGCGTTAATGCCTTATGTTGATTCTATGTTAACAGAACGTGTTGAGGGTGTTAAGCGAGTTAACGAAATGTTCGGTACAGACATTACCGTTACTTTGGGTTCTAGTTGGAAGATTGAGCACGAAAACTATTTGTCGTTACTCAAAGCAACAGAAGACGGACACGAACACACCGAAACAGAAGACGTTGACCCTGTAACCGAAAACGAAAATGAGGAAACAGAAGAAACGCAAGAAACAGAAGAAACGGAAACAGAAACAGAAGAAACAGAAGAAACAGAAGAAACAGAAACGGAAACAGAAGAAACAGAAGAAACGCAAGAAACAGAAGAAGAAAAGGAAAACAAAGATGGAAATTAAAGAATTTTTCACGGCGGATAACGGGTTGTTTGAAACCATATTTGAGCCTAATTTTCCTGTTTTGTACAAATCAATTTTCGGGGAAGATACACCAAACTTAATCGATATTGATTTGCGTTTCAAATATGGAAATAGGGAACTAGTTGACGCTATCACAAACGAAACTGCAACCGATATTATTAAAGGTATCATTACAGTTAAGTTTGACGAATGGCAAAAACAGATTCAAGTGTTTAATAACGAATATGATGTGTTAAATCCTGTGACATCAAAAGAAACAGTTACCGAAAGTAACACCGTTGACGAAACAGGAAATAATAACACTATCGATTCAAGTGTAACGTTTAATAACGGAGATTTCGGCAATGACACAAAACAGCAAAGAGATTCCACAGGAAACAGACAAGAGACACGCACGAAGACAAGTGTTAAGAACGGTGTTCCGTCTAGCGTTCCTACTAGTGAAATTATTCAAAAAGAAATGAATCTCAGAAAGACCAACTTTAAAACACAGGTGGTAACAGAGATTGCAAAAGAAATTAGTTTAGATATTTATTAATTCTTAAATTTTATATAAAATGGAAGTAAAGCAAATTTATACGCTTATTAATAGCGTTTCATCTGAGGTTTTGGGCAAAACAGATTTGGTACACGAAGACCTCACAGGTATCGTTGATTTGGGCAATAAGATTTTTAATCAAAATGCCGTTGACAATTACGTTAAATCACTTGTAAACCATATCGGCAAAGTGGTTTTCGTAAACCGCCCATACAGTGGCAAAGTTCCATCTGTTTTGATGGATGCGTGGGAATTTGGTTCTGTTTTGGAAAAGATTTCAGCAGACGTTCCACAGGCTGAGGAAAACGATACGTGGAATCTCACAGACGGTAAAGAGTACAGACAGGACGTGTTCCACAAACCAACTGTTTCTGCTAAGTTCTTTAACTCAAAGGTAACTTTCGAAGTTCCTGTATCTATCACAGAAAGACAGGTTAAAGAATCATTCAGCAGTGCAGCACAGTTGAACGGTTTTCTGTCTATGATTTATAACGCTGTTGAAAAATCAATGACGATTAAGACAGACGCTTTGGTAATGCGTACAATTAACAATATGATTGCAGAAACTTTGGACGCAGACAAAGCCGCATTTGGTTTTGTTGCATCTACTAACGAAACCGTGGACTACAGTTCTGCTAGTACTGTTAGATGCGTAAACCTGTTGAAACTGTATAACGATAAGACAGGTACACAGCTTACAGCAGACGCAGCAATCACCACACCCGATTTTATCCGTTTTGCAGCATATACAATGGGTTTGTACTCAGACCGTATGCAGACCATTTCCACCCTGTTTAACGTAGGTGGTAAGGAGCGTTTCACACCAAAGGACGTTTTGCACACAGTTCTTTTGTCAGATTTCGCAGCTGCTGCAAAAACCTATCTGTATGCGGACACATACCACGATGAGAACGTTCTGTTACCAAAGGCTGAGACCGTGGCTAGTTGGCAAGCTACAGGCAAAGACTATGCTTTTGCACACGTTTCAAAGATTGATGTAAAGAGTGCAAGCGGTGCAAGCGTTTCTATTAGTGGTGTACTCGGTGTGATGTTTGACCGTGACGCTCTCGGTGTTACTAACTTGGATAAGCGAGTAACGACAAACTATAACGCAAAGGCTGAGTTTTTCAACAACTATTACAAGTTCGATGCCGGTTATTTCAACGACACAAACGAGAACTTTGTAGTCTTCTTTATTGCCTAATTTGGGTTGTTTAACTGTTGAGGGTGTTTTCCTGTAGTTGATAGCACAGGAAACACCCTTTTAAACTTTAAGGATATGATTAAAATTAAAACTTACAACTATGACGGTAAACCAAACGAAGTAAACAAAACCCTACAGGAAAACAGCGAGTACACAGGATTGCTAAATGCTAGTTTTAACGTGTTAACACCTGTAGTAAGATTCAGAACTCACACACCTGTAACGTTTAATTACGTTTATATCGAAAGTTTAAACCGTTACTACTTTGTTAAGGAATTGACACAGGACGGAGATTTATGTACGGTGCGTTTAAAGGTTGATGTGCTTTTCACCTACAAAGATAAAATACTCGCTAGCAGTGGAACGTTAACACAGGGTGAAAACGTTAACAAATATCTTTCAAACCGTGCAAACGTGGTGGACGTTCGCCCGAATGTTAGAAAGGTAGATTTTCCTAATAAGGAACTATTGAACGAAACAGGTAGTATTGTAATGGTAACTATAAAAGGTAATAAGTAATGGCAAGTTATAAAATTAATTATCATCTTACAAATTGCACTACTACAGCCGCAAGTAGTACAAATTACGACACAGACGGTAACATTATCCACTTTTGCGGAAAAGCGGTGGACGGTTGTTATTTTTTGCCAGGTGATGGCGATTATAATTACATTTCACGTTTAAGCGGTGGAAGTACAAAAGTAACAAAGTTTAACCTGTCACGTGTTCCTGCTAGTGACGATTCAAAAGTTATTAGCGGTAATATAGACGGTATTTCGTCAGACGGTAAATATTTCTCAAAACGTTTAGCGTTTGGTGATTCCAATACAGGCGAAATGGAATGTTACTTAAATGCACGTGGTGGTGAACCTACAGTTAAAACGCTTAATATAATAAATAACGTTTCGGGTACAAATGCCGTTTCGGTACAAAATGATGAAAATTTCGATATTACGTTAACAGGTGACACAGACGGCACTTTTACGGTTGTGCCTGTAGTTACTTATAAGAATAAGTATAACGAAGCGTCACACGGAACTATGAACGTTAACGGTAACGTAGCGACATTTAGTGTACCTGTAAAAACAAACGAAAAGGTAACAATTAACGGAACGTTCACCCCAAAACCGAAAGAGTTAACAATAACAAACCACGTTTCGGGAACTACTGCAAACTATGTGCAAAACGGTGAAAATTTCGATATTACGTTAACAGGTAACACAGATGGTAGTTACCCTGTTGTACCTGTAGTTTCTTACAGAAACGAAAGTGGAACGGAAACAACAGGAAATATGAACGTTAACGGTAAAATAGCGACATTTAGTGTACCTGTTGCCACAAACGAAACCGTAACTATTACGGGTACGTTCACACCCGAAACACCACAGAAAGACGTTCACGTTACTTATGCGTTGACAAATTGCACCGTTTCACCACAGCCACAGACAGTTAAGACAGGTAGCACGTTAAATTTGACTGTTACACCCCTTAACAATTACCAATTAGATTCGTGCAATCTTATTTGGAATGATGGAACGAAAGACGTTACCATAAGTGTTACAGGTGGTGTAATTTCGTTCCCTGTGCCCGATTCCTGTGTTTCTATCAACGTTAAAGCGGTGGCTAGTATAATAACCCCTGTTGGTAGAAATTACGGTGCTATAAACGTTTATTGCGTGACGCTTGACAATTTGGACGCATTTTCTAAACAACGTTTCTTTGAAATAAAAGATGATACACAGGGAATTTACGAAGAGGTTAATTTGGGAATCTATGTAAATCGTATCAAACGCATTTTTACAAACGTTCCTGTATCGGGTACAGATTCTTTGCGGTGTGGTAACTATAACACAGGTATAACGGTACAAACACCCGAAAAGGACGTTATTTTGCTAGACTTTGGCGACGTGACGTTAACAGGTTTGAACGGTGATTCGGAAGACTATAACGCACAAATTTCGGTATTTATTCCGTGTCGTGGCTTTGTTGCTGTAGATAGTAAGTATATCGGCAAAACGGTAAACCTATCTTTCAAAGTGAACGTTATAACAGGTGATGCAGTTGCGTTTTTGTCCTGTGATGGTGTTGTATTTCAGTTAGAAAGTTTTTCTTTGTCACGTGATGTTATTTACAAGACAGGTACAACAGAATTAAATATCGTAGGTGGTACGCAGTGGGACGAACAAATTTTGTACGGTTTAGAACCTTATGTTATTATCACGCAGAACACTACAATAAATAAGCCTGTGAACAATACACAGGAATCCGTAACAATCGGGGACATAACAGGCTATGCACAGTTTGAAAACGTAGATTTGAACACGGTTAATTTGTTGGTAGATGAGTATAACACCATTATTTCAGAACTTGAAAACGGTGTTTATCTATAAAAGAAAAGGGCGGTAATAAATGCCGCCCCTTTTTCTTATTTGCTGTAAAATTCGTTCATCAAACCTTTCTTACAAAGGAAATCGAAACATCTGTTTTTAATACTCATTTCTGTATCTAAACAGTTAGAAAGATATTCAATAACTTTCTTTTGTGCCTGTAGTGTATCAATTACAGAGCTAAGCAATAAACCGTTATTGCCTGTAGTGTTTTCTGCTACAAACTTTAAATTATCAATGGAAACTGAAATAGAATCCTGTAAAACCTTAAAACCCTTTTGCATAACTTATTTCTTTTCTAAGTTCATAATAATCTCTTGACGTGGTTTACCGTTTCGTGGTGCTACCGAAACGTGATACCAAAAACTTTTAGAGCCTTTGCGGTGCTCTTTAATAAGTTGGTCGAAACCCCCTGTTTCTCTGAGAACCTTTTCCAAAGATTCCATATCGGCACAAATCAAATCAGCGGCTAAGCCTTTTTGATGTTGGCTGTTAGATACACCCCCTACAGCCTTATTTAAGACAGGACATCTGAAACCGCTTGAAATCAGAATCGGTTTACCTACCTTTTCACGGATAACGTCCAAATAATCGGCTAACTTATTCAAGTTATCTACTACCTCAAAAGATGGGGTGTTATCAATCCCCAAACGTTTTGCAGTTGCTGAGTTTAAGAACTCAGACAAACTAAAATACTTAATCTTTTTCATATTTTTTCTGTTGGTGAAATTACAAACCATTTACGACTATCTTTATGTGTCGGGAATCTACCTTTAACAGTTATAGAACAATCCCCCGAAAAATAGTCTATTTTGTTGTTAAAGAACTCGCTTACTTTGTCAGAACGTACCATATAAACGGTAACATTATTAGCCTGTTTCAAAGTGATTTTAAAATATGAATGTTCCATATATCAATTATTTTAAGCCTGTAAGGTGAACCTTACAGGCGGTTAAACTTACATTTTTACGACTTCATATTCTCTATTTATGAACTCTCTATTTACTTTATCATAATAACACAAAGAAAAGTTTTTATTATCTTTGATATTGTATGAAACGTTTTCTTTGTTGTCGCTAGATGCCAAAGATTCTACAATTTCATTAAAGAAATTTTTTGCAGCCTGTAAGGTTTTAAAACCTTTGTTATTATTACCATAATTTGATAATGTAACTGTTTCAGTTGTTGCAACGTTCCCACCTTTGAAAGATGTTATATCAACGTTAACACTAAATTTGTACTTTGCCATAATTTTATATTTTAAAGGGTTTGACTTCTTTTCTTAAACACGGTGCAAAGATACGGCATTTTTGCAAAACCACCAAATTTTTTCTGTTAAGAAATCTTAAAGAATAAAATTAATATCTGTTAACACTTCGTTTCACGTGAAACATTAA